GGCTTTAACAATTGGCCTGCGAGCCTCTGAGCCGGCGCATTAACAGGCTTTAACAATTGGCCTGCGAGCCTCTGAGCCGGCGCATTAACAGGCTTTAACAAATGAATTGAATAGCTTTGAGCCGGCGCATTAACAGGCTTTAACAAATGAATTGAATAGCTTTGAGCCGGCGCATTAACAGGCTTTAACAAATGAATTGAATAGCTTTGAGCCTGTTTGGCTTAATCTCGTGACCCGTATCGCGTTCAAATCCTTGTGATGATAGTTTATATGGCTGAGAGGCTCAAAACAGGTTAGGAAATGTTAGATTGAGCCACTCTGGCCAGAGCCGGCTCAGCACCTTTGAGCTAATGTGCCACAATTCTTAACGTAAATTTAACATTTCCTAACTCGCTATATTTCACCAGTCGAAATTTATTGTACGTGCTACTTGGCTAACTGCCAGAATGTTAAATGTGGTTAACAACCATCTGGTTTAACACAACTTAAATCTGAGAATTTTCCTATGTTATTTTTTTAGCACCTATAAAACAACCTGAAAAAATATGCCAAAAAGTTTCGTGTTTCGTATATTATTTGTATATTTGCATATCGGAATTGAGCAAGCGAGCTCACTAAAGATACTAATAATTTTTAACACAAAAAGTTGCTCAAAAACTTTCTCGGTTGGAAAAAAATTAGTACTTTAGCAATAACAAAAGAGCTATTAAGCTCAACATGCTGGTTACAAAGTTTAACACTTCCAAGCTGAAAATTTAACACAAAAAACTTTCAGGTATCGGAAAAAATGAGTAATTTAGCAGTAGATAAAGAAACAATAAGTAATAACAAAAAAAATAAAACAGCAATGAAAGTAAACAGAAATTACCGTTTCGTATTGACGAACATTCCGAACAGTATGTTGGAAACAGGAGAAGTAAGAATTGACAACGAGGAAATAACCGGCGAGAGAATGTTTGCCAGTGAATGCCACTACTATGCCGAGAAAAATATCCTCGAGTGTATCAAGGATGCGGCAAAACGCGACGACTTGCGCAGCTACTACGAACACACCTACTGCATCTACAAAGAGGACAAACCGAAAAAGGAGACAGTAGAGCGTGAAGAGGACGGCAAGAAAATTATCGAGACAAGAGAAATACCTGGCAAGGCAATGCTGCTCGAGGTAATTACAGTAGACGAGAACGGCATAAATATTCGATAATCTATTATCCGCGATAGTGGGACGCCGGAGCCGTTCGCCCGGGTTGGACGTATAGGAGTTCGACTCTCCTCTGCCGGGCACAATTGGCAATATTGCCGAGAGAATTAAACTATAATATGGATGAAAGTACATTCGGTTGGCTCATAGAGTACGAGCAGCAACTCAGAGAAGCTGGGTATGATGAGGAAACAATTGCTCATCTTGTATTAGAAGCAGTTAAATAATTAAAACAGGAAAATATGAGCAGCAAGAGAATTTATATCGCTACATTCTGGCGTAGCAATCCGCAATTGAAGAATGGCGGTTACTTCACTACAAAGGAATTTCAATCTGTGTCGCTCCAAGGAGCAACAAAACAGGCCGAGAGATATGCAGCTAGTAATATGTATGGAGGCATGGCAGTAAAAAGTGTTGAACTAAAACAAGAGAACAGCAATGGAAAATAACAAATCGCAGTTCAAGAGAACAGGAGTTTTGCATGGCGGAGCCGAGTGCATTGAGATACAAATAAGCCATTCAGGCGATGCGGCAAGGTATGTGAGCACAATCAAGTTCACAGTAAAGGACCCAGAGGTCACGAGAGGCCGTTGGCAAGAGATACGCTACAGCAAGAGAAACGGCTATGCGTATATTGTGAAATACGGCAAGAGACTATATTTGCACAAATTTCTAAGAATATACTAACATGGCAGCAAGAATGGGCGTAAAATAACCAACATTATTTAACGAAAAAAGTTCTTAAAACAGTAATCAGATAAATATATAAGTAGTATATTTGCATATACTTAAAAAGATATGGTGACAGCCACTATAATAAAAACAACTTAATAAATAATAAGAATATGGAAACAAAAGTAGTTTATTTTGTAGCAATTGCGTATGACGCAGAAAACATTTTCAAACCTATAATTGTTGAACAGTTTGATGATGAGGCAGACGCCAGAGAATATGCAGCTTTAATGTGCAAAACTAAAAAGCGCAAGTATATTGTATTAAGACAGCTTTGCGCTTTTGGTGTAACACAAAAATATAAATAATCTTAGCCGCTGCGGATAGAAACGGTTTAGGAGCGACACCTACAGCGGCGCAATTCAAAATTAATGATATGAATACAGCAAAACGTAATTTCAAAACAGGTCTTACTTTATTATTAATAGGTATGACAGGCATTGCAGAAGGTCAACCAGATTGGCAAGTACTGCATATAACTTTAGCAATAACAGGTTTAATTTTAACGTCTTTAATGATATGGCAAAACAAGAAATGTTTGTAACAGTTTATAGGCTTGAAGCTTATAATAACTATGATGCCTTAGACGGCTTCATGGAAGCAATTTGCGATTATGCAATAGTATCTAAAGAAACAGATTATGCGCTTACTGTAGTAGCTTCTTCAGAAGCCTTGAGCCTATCAAGATTGGCAAATACGGCTTATAAATATTTTGGCAAGGAGGGATATAATATAAGTACCCTTGGACTCTTAGGGCCGTTTAAGAAACTCAATTGATATTTTTTAACATAAAACTTGGAAAAAAGTTCCCAAAGCGGCTCAATAATTCAAAAAAAACATAGTATATTTGCAATATCAAAATTAAACAATAACATTTTAATAACAATTCAAAATTTACAGTATTATGGCAACAAAGAAATTTTCGCAGATGGCAACGAAGAAGCTGAACGCTCTTTTAGCAACGGCAAGTGATGAAGACAAGAAGGCTATCGAGGCCGTACTCGCAGCTCGTGAACAAGCTCAGGCCCCCGCTGCTCCTGCAGCTCCTGAGGCAACCGCAGAAGAGACTCCTGCCGCTCCTGCAAGTGAAGAAGAAACTCAGCTTAGCCCTGAGGAAGAAGCAGCTATTAAGGCAGCTGAAGAGAATGGCGGACTTAACCTGCTTTACAATGGCAGCAAGGCAACTCAGGAGAAAAAGCCGAAGATGACCGACGAGGAGCGTTACGCACTGGCCGAAGAGCTGAAGAAGAATGTTAACCACCGTTGTCAGGCAGTTCCTTTCAACACCGCAGAATGGGTTGATGGCTATATCGCCGGAGTGATTGAAGAGAAGCGCAGCAATAATGTACTCTATGCAATCAAGACAGACGACGGACGCCGCATCGTTAAGGTACACGACAGCAATCTTGTTCGCATTCTGGATGAAGTTGTTGAGCCGGAGAAGAAAGCCCGTGCTCGCAAAGCAAAAGACCCGGCAGACAAAATTGAATGGACACCGGAAGCAATTGCCGAAGAGGTTAACGAAGTTATCGGTAACGTCGGCAAGGGTGTGGCATTCGAGAAATACCGCACTACTGACGAAAACGGCGAAGAGCACATCGAAATGATTAGCGGCCGTATCGTGGCAATCGTGCCTGACAAACGAACTCAGCGCTTGCTCTACCGCATTTCAGTTCCGGCTCCTATTGAGGGCAATCCGCTTGCAACGAAGACTATGCATAAGGTTGTTACCACTGAAGGACTGCTGATTGCCGGAGAGTTCGACGCAGAAGGTGCACAGCTCAATGCTAAGTATCTGGAGCGCCGTGAGGCAGCAGCAACCCGCGCTCCACTTACTCCTCAGGACCGCGTAATTCGCTGCGAGGAGAATGTGAAGAAGGCAGAGGAGAAGCTGCAGAAAGCTCAGGAAGAGCTGGAAGCCAAAAAGAAGCAGCTCGAGGATGCAAAGAAGGAGCTGGATGAATATCTCGCCGGTCAGGCAAATGGAGAAACTGCCGAAGCTCCTGCTGAAACTACAGCCGAAGAGGAGTCACTTGCATAACACAGTCACCTGATACCGTTTCTCCCATGGAGCCGTCTCAAAAGAGGCGGCTCTTTTTTTTGCTGCATATCTAAATATGCGGCTATTTTTGTATTATTGCGATTTTATGTTAAAATATATAAACTCATAGAAACATGCTTCTTTCGCGTTCTAGGACACTTTTAGGCTTTAGGCGTACTATAATATGGGTTAACTCAATTCGACGCGATAGAGGTCAAAAGAAGTGTATCTATCAATGTATTTTTATAAAGCCTATAATATGAATTGAGGCATGGACTTTCTTGAGCTTTAAGCCACCAAGCAGTTATATAAATAGCTGTTAAATTTATGGCTAAAAAGTTGACTCATTTTCTTGGCTTCTAGGACACTTTTATTTGAGAATAATAGTAAACTAAATCTATAAAAAGAAATGAGGAGAGAATGAACGAGAATAATGAAATTTCATATATTTTCGAGGCATTTAGAGCTTTATATTTTTATATTAAAGCTGCAATAAACCAGTGAAAAATTTTTATGTTAAAGTCTGTAAAACAGTGATTTATATCAAGATTATTTTGTACTTTAGTTTATAAAAGAACAAAAGTAAAACTGTTAAAAAATGTTACACACTAGAACACATAAAAGCCGCATGGCCATTATGATTAAACAGCTTATGCCTGAGTGTACAAGCTGTGTAGCTCGTGTGCATAGTGGACTATGCAGCAATTGTCCACATTGGACTCCGAGTGTGGTACAGCAGTTAACAGAGGAAATGGCCGAGAGAATATCCGCCACAATTGGACAGGAGAATATCACAAGGCCCAACGAGAGAAATGTTGAACAAAAATAAATAATTGCAATATGGAAATAAATGAACAAGAGAATACCCAAGAGGTACAGCAAGAGAATTTGCTTGATGGCTCTCAGTCAGTTCAAGCAATGCAAGAAGAAAATGAACTGCCAATCGCTGTTCAATTAGTTCAGCCTCAAGCTGCTTTAGATGAAATAGCAGAGCTTGAGAAGAAATATCGTGAAACTATAGAACGGGAGAATAAATGAGCAATTTTGTTTTAGATTACAGCAAAAAGCAGACTTTGCAAATATCAAATGACGCTTTTTGCTTTTTGTATTATGGTGAAGAGCCATTAGATGAAGACAATTTGGAAGAAGCCAATGAGGTATCTGAAATGTTTTCCAATAATTTTTATATAGAAGATGATTGGAAAGCAGTTGATGACTCAGACCTTATAGAATGTACTTTTGTTCCGTATGTTGAAGACCAAGTCGATTATGATGAATATGAGGACCTTACCAAATATATTCAGCAGCAAATAAAATGGCTTGATGCAAATCATATTAGAGTGTGGTGGTTTAATAACCAAACTGGAACGAGAGAATTACGCGGTGATTTTAAGGTTTATACCAATAAATATGGCCTTAAGTGTTTTCATACAGGCAATCAAGATGAGGATTTTGTGACAGGAAAAATGAGCCTGTATTTTTTGAAGAATTTCAAGAAACGCGTAGCTTAACAAGTGAACGAGAGAAATATAAGGCAGACTACAAAAAAGTAGTCTGCCTTTTTTACATTAAGCTTTCATCTTCTTCTATAACGAGAGAATAACCGACTCCTCGTATAGTTTCTATAGCTACTCGGTTATCCATTTTAAGCATATTTCGCAGCATACATATATGAACGTCTAAGCTACGTTTATTAAAGTAGTTATCATCAGTCCATACTTGTTGCATAAGTATTTTCTTGGGTAATGTTTCATTTTTATAAGCACATAGTAAAGCAAGAACTTGACTTTGTTTATTATTAAGCTGTGTTTTTACACTGCCTATAGTAAGAATTTTATCTACTGTATTAAACAGGTAATCGCCTATCTCATAAGATGGCTCTATACTTCTTACTCGCACACCACATCTTTTTAGAACGGCTTTTATTCTTCTTATAAGCTCCTCAATGTTATATGGCCTTATAACATAATCATCCGCGCCTTCATCAAATGCTTCAATTACATACTCATATCGGGCTTTGTCTGATACCATTATTACTGGTATTTTATCATCTGATTTGCGCAAAAATTTTAATGGCTTTAGCCTCATAGAGGCATCTGTTGTTTTATAATGGCTTAATATGCATAAGTCATAATTCTTTTCTCTGATTTTGATTAGTATATCATTCTCAGTTGAGGTTATTACTTGAAAGCCGTTATACACCAAATAATCTACCAGGATTTTACAGTCTTCATCTTGATAGATTAAAATTCTTGGCAATGCTAATTTAGTGTTATTACTTTTCATACCATTTCTTTAATTTTGTTTTGCAAATCATTATATAGAACTTCATACCAAAATGGATTAAGTCTTAGCAGGTCAAAGTATGAGTATACGCCTTTTTGGTATATTAAAGAAGCATATTTAAGCTCTTTGTCTGCTCTTTTTTTAAGATGCTCATGATATAACTTTATGGACTGGTCCACATTTACCAAGAATGGTGATTTATGCTCCATAAGAACTTTTTGCTCTGTATTTTGAGCAAAGTAATATGGGATATTCGGCATTGCCCAGAAAGTTAATCCAGCACCATATTCCTCACTCGCTTTATATAAAAAGCCAGGGCATGGACGAATTGAGTCAGGATATAAGCTTTTACATATTCTTAACCTGCGTGGAATAAAAGGATTAAGTAAAGTAGTTAATCGCTTGTTTATATAAGTTGAGTATTTATCAACCATTCTTGTGTGTTCTTTAACAAGTGATGAAACTAACAGCTTAATCCTTTCATTTCCTATAGGGTCACTCAGGCGTATATATTCTTGCCTGAAAGCTTCACGCTGAATACGTATTCTATCTTCTTTAAGCCGTTGAGACTTTTTCCTTTTAGCTTCTATGCTAGCCATTGCAGCTCTGCACTGTCCCTCAGGTCCAAACAGTTTTACACCTCGGCAATTGTTTGGACCCAAGCCTGTCCATGGCATTTTATCTCCATATCTAGCTTCAATCTCTCTGTTTTCCTGCTCTTCTTCAGATAATTCAACATGCTCTTCTTCCAAGGTAATTTTTTCAATCGCCTCAGATTGAGCCTCTTGAATATCCTCATCATCGCTTTTAATTTCATCGAGAAATTCAAAGAGTTCCTTTTCGGTTAAGTCTCCATATTGCTTAATATCTTCCATGCCACTTAAATAATGACTTGATTATATCTTTTCCAGCTTGCTTGTTAAGCAATCCAAAATATGCAATCGCAAGCGTGAGTCTTGCTATTTTACGCAGCAACCAAAATGCTACATAAGCTGGAAAGTAAATTACTCCCAGTATTTGCCAAGTGATTTTGGCGATTTTATTAAAAACCTTTTTCATAATATAATTCATTTAATGCTTGATTTAGTGGAGCAAATTGTGTATTTATACGCATATTTACACGTTGCATGCTACTTACAGCATTTATTTTTCTAATTACTGTACTTTCCATGCAAATATCGGTGAGCATATCTATGAGCTGTTCTTTGCTCATATTTTGCAGCTTGCTCTTAATCAGATTTCGTATTTCCTCTTCGTTCATCTTCCAATTTTTTTTAATAAGAATTGTTTGCTTAGTTTCTTCTTCAGCTTTAATCTGCTGAACAGTTCTATGAAAAGCTTCATCACCTATTCCTTTAATAAAAGTTCTAAGTGTAGAAGGATATTCGCTTGTATTTATAGTCTTATCGACTACTTTCGCGTAAAGAGCAGCAAGAGCTTTAGGCCCAAATACATTTTTCTCCTGCAATCTTTCAATGGGGTCTCTTTTGAATTGAACATAAGGACTTCCATCCATAATCTTTGTACGAGTTAAGTACAAGTCCTTAATCAAAGCCACAATATGCTTTTCAAACTGAGGCATTTGAATAATATCAATAACTTTCAAATCTTCCAGCTTCATTTTTATAAGTTTTTAAGTTGTTGTTTATAATACTTTTCTTGCATATCAAAGTGTCTCTTATATATATGCAAATCATGAGCAAAATGGTAATAAGTGCCTATTGGCACACCGAGCTCATCTGCGACTAATTGTTGAAGTTTTGTCCAGCAATATTGGTCATTGCAAAAACCATAAACCAAATCATTGCTTCGCATAGTTACGCACATATCAAGAGTTCCTATTTGAGGCTTAATATCAAATCCGACTGATAGTGTACAAGGTGTATCATATTCATAGTCATCTTTTTCTTTACCATCAAATATAGTAAACCAAGCTTGACGAGTATCTTTATTCTCTTTAAGCTGTTTAATGCACTTTGCCAATTGGTGATTGCGAGTCCACTGCCATCCATAATTAGAATTGACAATGTTATCTCCACCATGCATTTTATCCCACATAGGAGCATACTTTTTGATTTCAGCTACACTCCTATCTCCAGACATATACCAAGCATATTCGCGTTCTGCATATCGTTCGCTGAATTTACGCCATTCTGTTGTTATGACGCGTTGCTGAGGATTAAGTAAATAAAAACCAACATTGTAAACAGCTTTTGTTCCAACATTAGTATTTACTCCTTGGCCCATAATAAAAGCATATAGGTCTTCAAAAGCCTCAGTAGCATTTTTATAAGCTATGTTCATACGTTATTCTCTTCTTTATCTTTATAATCTAATATAAGTGTAACTCCATAATCATACCAAAGAAGATCATCAAGTTCTTTTTCAGTTTTGCAATTATATTTACATAATTCAGCTTCTAAATCCATCGGACTTTCAATATGAACTTCATCTTCTATATACTTTGCCATATCATTTAACTATTTTATTGGTGTTACTGTTATAAACTCTAAACAACAATTCTTCAGCTTCCTCATTCATGGCATTGCAAATACTTATTGCTTCTTCCATAGATAAGCCTGTAAGTTCTTCGTCGTTATCGTCAAATGCTATTTCGCCAGTAATTACTCTTATTTCAAATGAATTGGCTGATACAAAAGCTTTGGTAGCATCAAGAGCTTGTATACAAATATAGTGTACTGCATCCCAGTATATATAAGACAAAGCGCTTGTATCTTTTAATATATCGATATAAAGCTCTCTCAACTTTTCTGGCTTAAACCATCCGTGCTCATCCATTCGTCTATATTCAGCAAGCCATCTACCATACCCATTTGTAGCCTTAAACCTGTTGGCATAAACAGTCACAAATCTAAGAAATTGGTCTGTATAAATAACTCGTGGAATTTCAACTGTTTTATTCTTGAGCTGTTTCATGTGCTTAAAGTTTATATATTCTCGCGCGTTCTAGAGCACGCCTATTATTCCATTATTATTCAATCATTCATGTACTTAAAGCGCGATATTGCGCGCGAGAATAATGTGAAAATCAATCCTTAGTATGACCCAGTAGACCCGAGTGCTCCATCACCACGCTCAGATGAACGGCTGAAAAGCTCTGACTCAGAAACTTCTTCAAGGCCTTCATACGATACAGGCACAAGAATAAATTGTGCTATTTTCATACCTGGCTTAATGTGGACCTTGGCTTTGCCGACGTTAACAACATGTATATGAATTTCACCTTGGTAATCTTCATCTACAATCTTGGCCCCGAGGATAACAATGCTCTCAAATGCTTCTGCTTTCGGTGTTCTACCAGCTCCAAGGCAAGCCCATTTAGAAGTTACAACTCCTGATTTATCGGCTGCCATAAGCATATATCCTTCTGGAATTTCCATCTTAATACCTGATGGTATCAAAACATCAGTTCCTGGATTTACAATAAAGCCTTTGTTACTGCCAAAGTTAGGAACGAAAAAATCAATTCCTGCTGCTTTACCAGTCCCACGAACAGGGGACTTTACATTTCTTATTTTTGCAAATTTCATGACTACATCATTTTAACAAGTTCCTTAGCTACTGTTTCTACAGCTCTAGCAAGTCTATGTTCAACTTCTGGACTTATAAGGCTGTAAACTCCTTCTTTTTCAAAAGCATCAGCCATGATAGCTCCAATTTTTGAAAGCTTAGGATTAGAAGCATTAATGCCATGCTTATCCATAAGTTCTTTATCGTACTCATATTTAATACCTCCTTCTACAGGAATAAGCTTGGCTATTTCTACATGAGTATTTGACTTTCTGCTCGTAGGAACAGTGATAATAATCTCCTGATTGGTTGTCATGCACATATCTGTGCACATTTCCATTACTTCATTGAAGTTGCGCTTAAACTCTCTTGGAGTTACTGAAATTAAACTTTTCATATCTTATTACATTAAATCGTCATCGAATAAACTTGGTTGCTCAGTGGCTTTAGGAGCAACTTTTACATCTCCAGGCTTACGCTTTAATACCCAAAGAGTATTACGTGAAGCATCCGGGAACATAGGAGCCATTATATTGGCAATGAGGTTTGAGTCATAATACTCTTTAAGAGCATCAAACATTTTCTGCTGCCAATCATTCATCAGTGGCTTATAGTCTTTAGCCGAAGCAAATGTACCGAACTTCTTTACTATGTTGAAATGTTTCAGCAATATGCCTTCAAGCTCCCAATGGTCAAACTCTTGCACATCAACTCCGCGGCCATCGCCTGAGTCATAAGTATGATTACCAGCTGCTCCTACAGATGGGTCATAGTTTGGAGTTGAAAGGTAATAAGTAGCATTATTATTGCCACAAGCCTTAAAGTTCTCCAAAAATGCATCTGCATTCTGTTTGCCAACATGCTCGAGCACTTCAAAAGCGCAGACTTTGTCAGCATTAAACTTGCTGAAATCCATGTAGTTTTTAACAAGGTCAGCAACATAGAAATGAGCCCAAGGTACATTGGCATACTTCTCAACTGCTTCTTGAATTGTTTTTTCGCGAATATCAATACCAATATACTCTTTCTGCTTAAATTTGTTTCGGTATAATACCTCAAGCAAGTTAGCAGCTCCACAGCCAAAATCAACAATGGACTCGCCAATCTTGGCTTCTTTCAAGATATGAGTCCATCGTAGATAATGCGCAAATTGGTCTCTGTGGAATACGTGACGCTCAAAGGCCTGGTCAGGTCTGAGGTCTGTTGTGTTATACACTTTTGCCATAGTTAAAAACTGTTTATTTATTGAAAATATCTTTATGCTCTTCCAAATAGTCATTCATAGAACCCATATAAGCTACTGCATCAAGAAGATTATCCTCTTTGTGTGTATAAGCTTCACGTGATAACTTAAGAGCTATCATAGCTCTATACATACCAGCAGTTGTTATTTGTTGGTCTTTGGGTGACATCAGATTATAAAGAGCAGCAGCTCTTTCCATTGATGCCTGGAATGGCCCATATTGACGCTCTTTTTCCTCTGAGCGTTCATTTATAATCTTGTTTGCTTGTTCTAATATATTACTCATGCTTTGAAACTATTTATTATTTTATCTTTTAACTCTGGATTATTCTCAAGCATTTCCACAAAAAGGTCTGCTGCAACGTTTATACTAAACTGCCTCATATCGTCATTTTCTTGGAAATACCTAAAGAAAACCAGTATTTCCTTAAGCATTTCGTTATTCTCTTTTAACAGTTTAAGTATCTCATCCATTACAGCATCGATTTTAGTTCTGCTTTTAATCTTTTTGCATCAGCACCTCTAAATGTTTGTGCATTTGCCAAGAAGTATCTAACAATATCTCCTGCAGTATTATAAAAATACATAGCATTCGGGTCTGAAGTATCAAGTGTTAGCATTGCCTCTAAATAAGGCACTGCGCCAAAATATACATTAAGCCATGTTGACTTTATATCTTTGGCTATTTGCTGAAAGGTTCTTTTCTTGTCCATTTTATTATCTTTATTTAGATATGCAAATATACTAATTTTCTCCGAGAATAGAAAATTTTTTCATTATAAAATGCACTCACTTAACACTTCTTAACTTGGCCAGATTTTATTGCTCTTCTGGATATTCTATTTGCAGTAATTCTTTGCAAAATTGAATAACTTGCTCATAGTTATTATATGCAGTTTGAGTAATAATTCTCCGCTGAAGTATCGTTAGCTTATTTTTAATAATAAACTTATTTATGTTAAGAGAGAGAGTTTTATCATTGCATCTTCTTTTATCTCCTAACTGAATAGCTAACTGAGCATAATGAATACATTTCTTTATATCCTGCACTCCATTTTTAGCTTTATACCTACTAATATATTTTATAATGCATCCTTGTATAAAAGAGCATCTTAAAGCAGTTATAAGCTCTATTGGTTGCATAGCCATATCTTTATAATGGCTACCACCTATTTGTACATCTGTTGCTTTCATATCAATATACTTTACGTTTACGATTATCTGGTATATACCCATTTGCCACTCTCAGTTCATCCATAAGCATAACAGAATTGTAATGCTTAGGAAATTCTTTTATCACCTTAAAGCTTGCTGTTTTATCTTTCACAAAGCTATTATCGCCTACAGGTTCTACATATCCAAGTTTTACAAACTTATAAAGATATGCGGTTTCTGAGTTTATACCTGGTTCTTTACCAAGCAGAATTTCTTTTGAACTTACTACTTTGCCAACATTATCGTTAACAAATTTTACCATTTCCGGAAATACCGGAGCTTGTTTCCCATTACGTCCCATATTACATAAATTTTTTATATTTGTCAATTTTTGCTTTTATACTATCCATTAAGGCATTTTGCTTTTTATCTTTTGCTTTAAGTGCTCTGATTACATCTTCATCATGAGTGCCTTGCAATATCAAATGATTTATAACAACATGATTTTGCTGTCCTTGTCGATATAATCGAGCATTAAACTGTTGATATAATTCAAGACTCCATGTTTGCCCAAACCAAACTATTATGCTACCTCCTGCTTGAAGATTAAGTCCATGGCCTGCTGATGCTGGATGTGCCAACATAACTTGTATTTTGCCAGCATTCCAGTCTTCAATATCTTTATTGTTTTTAAGCTCTCTTGGCTTGTATTTTTTAAGATACTCAACAATTCTATCTCTGTCAAACTGATAGGTCCATGCTACAAGCACAGATTGGCCATTTGCATCCTCGATTATCTCTTTAAGAGCCTCAAGCTTAATATCATGAATTGGAAACACATTTCTTTCCTCATCGTATATAGCTCCATTAGCAAATTGAAGTAATTTATTTGAAAGGGCAGCGGCATTGACTACGTTTACTTCCACAGGCTTTTCAACAAATACTGAATTGCCATTTTCGTCTTCTTGCTCAATCGTTTCAGTAGCACTTATTAAGTCAAGCACTTTATTCTTTTCAAAGTCATCGTATTGCTTCTTTAGAGCTTCAGGCATTCTAAGCTTTATATAGTTATCTGTCCTAAATGGCATTTCAAGATAATCATCGGCTTTCATGCTTATGCAAATATCCTCTATTTTCCTATGTATTATATATTCTGAGTCACTCATCAAATCGTATGAATATACGACATGACCATTCGTTTGACCTGGCCGAAAATACCTTTCTCTATATCTGGATATTGTCTTTTCAAGGCGCTCGCCTCTATCCATAAGATATATTTGAGGCCACAAATCAATAAGTCCATTTGGAGCAGGTGTACCAGTTAGTCCTACTAACCTTTTAAGATAAGGTCTTGCGCCGCGTAATGCCTTAAAACGCTCTGACTTATAAGACTTAAAACTGCTAAGCTCATCGACTACTACCATATCAAAAGGTAATTTGCCTCCACCATATAAAGCACAAAGCCATGCAACATTATCTCTTGATATGATATAAATATCAGCTTTTGTTTCCATAACAGCTGCTATTCGCTGTTTAGCAGTACCTATAATCTTAGAAAAGCGCAAATGCTTTGTATGTTCCCATTTCTCTGCTTCTTCTTGCCAAACTGACTCAGCCACTCGTTTTGGAGCTATAACTAATACAGAATTAACTTCACAATAATCAAACATCAAATAATTTATAGCAGTAAGAGTTGATATGGTTTTGCCAAGGCCCATATCTACAAATACACCGCAAAATGGATGCTCGATTATATGCTGCACGCAAGCTAATTGGTATTTATGTAAATCTGTTTCTTTCATCTTTTGTTACTGTTAAATATAGCTAAACAAGCTAAACCAAACAAAGCACCTATTATAAATGCAACTATGTTACTTATCATAGATTATACTATCTATAAATTGTTCAACGCCTTTTATCGTATCTATTACTTCAACTCTAAAGCCCAAAGCTCTAAGCTTATTGTGCATATATGCCTGTATGCGTTTAGGCTTTCGTCCAGTTGTTTTTAATTCCACAAAAACTATTTTATGGCCTGGAAATAAGCACATTCTATCTGGTAAGCCTATAAGTTGGTCACACAGCAGTTTTATACACATGCCACCATTTATCTTAACAAGCTCGGCCAATTTGCGCTCTATAACTTTTTCACTGTCTATCATCATGCTTTATACAATCTTTACATATTAGCCGTGGCGTACTATTATTTATTATAACAATTCCACAGCATTTGCGTAATTGTTTTAAGCTTGGCTTATAATGGTTATAAATACCAATCAGCTTGCCGCACTTATCACACTCTACTATATATTGCTTAATAATCATACTCTTACAATATAAAGATTATATTCACACTTATCTATATCAAAGCATATTTTGTCTATTACGAACAATTGCCCAGAGAATACAATAAGGTTTCCTTTTTGTGGAATGCAATCTATATTCTTAGAAGCAATTAGCTTGTAATTACGAGCTTCTATACCGTTTTTCTTATAAAAATTTGCTATCATAATAAGCTATCTTTACGTTTATAGTATTTCTGTTTACCATATAAAGGAAAGTTCTTAGTGGATGCTATAGCTTCCCATTCAGGCAATGACCTAAGAATTTCATTAACCTCTCTGGTATTATATCTTGACATTTCTGTCTTATCTTTGCCAAGGCACTCACACCATACTTCAGCAATGCAGACAAAGTCTTTTTGCACTGTACCGTTTTTAGACAATGGGTCTTCAAGCCAACGTCTTCTGTCGTACAGGTCCATTTTATCCCAATCATCTGGAAATTTAGTATTAAGATATTCTTCAATAATACCTTTTCGCTCATCTGCTTCTGAGTGTTTATGTTGCTCAATCTTAGCAATTATATCTTCATCACCAACAAGGTATAAAGGCTCTTTTGCTAAATATAACTGATATGCTTCAGCCCATATTTGATTTACTTCATCTTGTGTAAGGTCATCATTTACGGACTTTGTTGCATATTCTGGCCTTACATCTATAGGCATAAACCGTCTATTTCCTGTCGGGTCACGCAAGAAATCTTTGTTGTTAGTAGTACCAAAAAACACGCATTGCCTTTTATATGTTTCTACTGTTCTACCATACGCCGGCCTGAACATATCTTCTCTTTTTGATATGTAGTGCTTTATTGACTCTACTTCTGCTTTCTTAAGGCCTGAAAGTTCTGCCATTTCAATTAGCCACGCTCCTTGTATCTGCTCAAATGACTCCTTGCCCTGCACAGTCGTGAATGTATCTGAGAACCATTCCATGCCGAGCTTTTTAACGAAAGTACTTTTATATGTTCCTTGTTCTCCGACAAGTATAAGTGCTGTGTCGAACTTAATACCTGGCTCGAATACCCTCGCAACAGCCGCCACCAACGTCTTCCTAATGGCGGCTCTAGTATAAGCGTTATCTTCTGCTCCAAAATAATCAATCAATAATGTATTAACTCTCGGTATGCCATCCCACTTTTGAGCACATATATACTCTCTTATCGGATGGAACTTTTTCTTTTCAAATTCAAGCGCAAGCGCGTCGTCCACTTTTTGACTTGACACAATGCCGTAAACACACTCAATGTAATTACGAACACCAGAATAGTCAACATCACGAAGAGGCTCCACAGTATCGACTTTACGCCATGGTAACGAACGTGTAACATATCTTTTATTATCAAAAATGTTTAGCTTAAATACATCTTTTAAGAATTGGTCATGCTGAATTATTATATTCAAGTTATTGGCAGAATTATCATATTCGCCTTTTGTATTAGCGTCAAGCTCTTCTGTCCATGAAGTATCATATTCTTCAGGAACTTCTGCTTTTGCTTCTTCTGCAAACTCGAATTTAGCTTCAGCAAACTTTTCTTCAGCAATATGCTTTTTTGTTGTAGAGTCCTTAGAGGCAAATTCTTCCATTGCCTTAAAGCTCTTTTTATCTTTGTCTTCTTTTTCTTTGCCTGTATCTAAATGGCCAAATTTATGTATGCGAACTAAGTCAAATGCATTACATAGTCTACCTCCAGCAGGGTCTGTTCCATGATGAGAATACGCAAATTTATCATCATAGACTATTAAGCCCGCAGCTGTAGAGCCATTGATATATGTATATCTATCTTCTCCTGCTTTTTCATATATGTCTGAAAGAAAAGTATCAATAGCTTCTTGTATAGTATAAGTACGGCAGAAAACACCAATTATGCCTTTTTTATCTTCTGGGTCTTCTTGCTTTTTGATAGCTTGCATTATTACATCTGTGCTATCTGTAGCAGTTGGCCATTCATTTGTATCATGCCAATCATCATATAGCCCAAGGATATAATCAGCTTCAAGGAAAGGTCCGTCTTGAAATTCAAAGTAGTACTCCATATCTGATGATACAGACGGCCAGAACATAAGTCTATTTACATCAAAAGTTGACTGGTCAAACAAATCAATGTTTAGGTCTCCAGCAACTTTTCTTGATATTGCTTGATATTCTTCTTGCGATACTTCTCTATCAAGTGGAATTATCAATCTGTGTCGTGGCTTTTCAGGGCATGACTTATGAGTTGAATGAATAACCGCGGCACAATCAAATAGCATTGTAAAGTCCCACCAAAAGTTCTCGTGAGAAAAGTCAATATCCAACGTAATTAACTGGCGGTAAAGTACATTTGTTTTATCACGCCTACCATTTGTAAGAAATCCGCCTACAAATCCGCCTACGTCTTTTATCTTACTTTGCTCTTCTTTTGTGGCACTCATAAACCGCTTATATGTTTCAGCGGTTACTACAGGAGTAGCTAGCTTTTGAACTAAATTGCTCCAAGTAGTTTTGGTATTTTTCCATACTTTACTTGAAACATTTAGTCCAACTGCTATGCTCAAATTTTCATCATATTTCAATTTATCTACTTGCATAATATGCGTAAACAATATATAAACACAGCCAAATCATATTTTTAATCTTTTAAGTAGAATGGTGTTGTATATCCATCTGCTCTTAGTGGAAGGTCTGATGCCCATTCAGGAGGAGTACCCATAATGCTTGCCATTTCTTCATAATATGCTTGAGCATTCTCTTCTGGGACTTCGCACAAAACTTCATCATGTATATGGCACACAGGATGATAGTCATTAGCCTCAAGATTTAACATAGAATTGCCAAGTAAATCTCTTGAAATAGCTTGTACAATGTTCTCTGTTAATTTGCCTCCATACGTATCAATTTCGCCCCATTGCTTAGTTTCTTGCACAACTCCTTGGTAACATAATACTCGTGTTGGCATCGTAGAACGGCCTATCTTCTTATCTTTGAATTTAGGCCCATAGTAGAATAGCTTTCTGCCAGATGGCAATTGTATTGTCATAAACTCACCATTACAGTCGAAAATTATATTTCTACAAGTGCATGATACTGGCCTTTGGTATCTGACAGCCTCTTTCGATGCTTCATCTATTTCTTTCCACATATCTACAATTGCAGGGTTTGCCGAGCGCCATTTACGCACCAGGCTCATCATTTCAGTATCTGATAAGCCCATACGTTCACCACCCATTCGCTTAAGTGCTCCTAATGAGCCCTCATAACCGAGTGCAAGCTCTGAAATCTTTGATTTGTCTCGAAGTACTGAACCTTTTGTAATAGCAGATATTGGTACATTAAACATCTTTGCTCCTGTAGCTTCATAGATTTTACCATCTCCGCGGAATACGTCCATTCGCCATTTTTCGTTTGCAAGCCAAGATATAACACGTGCCTCAATAGCTGAGAAGTCTGCAACACTAAATACTTTACCCGGTGATGCTATAAGAGCTGTTCTTACTAGCTGAGACAAAATATCTGCAACATCATCATACATCATCTCAACTGACTCCCAATCACGGGCTCTAATCATTTCACGTGGTACTTCTATATGCGATATATGATTTTTTGATAAGTTCTGCAATTGCAATAGCCTACCTGCCCATCGTCCAGTTCTATTTGCACCATAGAATTGAAATGTACCACGGACTCTATGGTCTTTCATGGCACAATTAAGCATAGCATAATACTTCTTAATAGACGTTTTTGAGAGCTTTTTGCGTATATTAAGTAACTCGATAACATCTGGATAATCTGCAAACTCTTTCATTAAATCAGGCATTGTTTCCTTTGAAAGTGACATAACAACACATCCTGTTGTCTTTTCAACCCATTGCCTAATTTGAACTGGTGAGTTTGGATTTTCAAGCCCTGTTAGCTGTTGAGCATGTTGCGTTAAGATAGAAGTATATGTGTTATCTACTGCGATAGCAGACTCTGCTAATTCCATATCAACCAAAATACCTCTATCGTTTATATTCTGGTCAAGCACATACATCTTGCGCTCAATATCAGGAATGATATATGCCTCTAATCTCTTAAATATCTCACGCTCTGCAAGTACGTCATACTTGTTATATTCCTTATACATTTCCCACTTTTCAGGAGCATGCTCAGGATAATTCCGAGTACGCATGCCATTAACTCGAGTTGCTTTGCATGGGCATGAGAAGTATTTAATAAGCGCTTTACCAGTATCTAGCTTTTTATCTGTAAGATTAAGAGCCTTTGATACTCCGTCCAAAGAAAGTGGTAAACCACAATACGCAGCTTTTACAGAGGTACAATACCACTGCTCTGCTGGAACATTATATCCTATACGCTTAAAGCTCAAGCGCTCAAATACTGCATTATGTGCCACTTTTACACAATCCGGGTCAAGCAAAGCTTCTTCAAACTCTTCAGGCATTTCTTCACCTTGAGCCAAATCTACTATCTTTACCGGGCCATCATCTAAAGCATATCCTATTATAAGAATTTCAAAGTCTGGTGACTCAATATACTTATAAGCTCCAGACTCTTTAATATCTACAGATGAATATGTTTCAACGTCTATAAAAAGATTTTTTGCCATTATTTCTTTATTTGATATTATAGAATTGTGGAATAGGCAGGACTCGAACCTGCATCTTGCTCTCGTTGTTTTTAAGTGGTACCACGCTGCTCTTCCATTAAGCTACTATCCCAATAGGAGTATAGGCGGGACTCGAACCCACATTTACTTGGTTTCCACAGACGGTTTCCGAAGTAAGTTTTACCATTAAACTACTATACTCATTGATGCAGAAAGGAAATTACATCATATCGTCATCCTGAACAGCATTATCTCCACCGAAATCTTCTTCAGCTGTTGAGCCACCGGCCAACATCTCTCCATCTTCGAGCTTCTGGAGATTGTTCAATCCAGCAGCAATACCTTTGGATGAAACATTGAAAGCATAGAAGTTGATTGAAGCGCGGCCATAACAACCTGAATAGAACTCGTCTCTGCTCATGATTGGATTGAGTGAGCGGTCCACAATGCTCGGCTGACGCATCGAGTTTGCATTGATGAAATAGTGGTCCTCAAATGCTGGGTCATCCGGACGTTCTTCATCGCCATCGCGTAAAGGCAATTTGAGGTTTGCTGGAATACGGCCATTCTTATCTGCGAGTTTTGCCTTACCTGCTTCTTTTGCAGCTTCTACGGCTTTCTTGATTTTGTCAATAGTAGCCGTATCGCTCTTAGGAATAAGAACGCAGATATTGTACTTAGGAGTATCGCCCTCATTCATAGCTGTGGGCTCGAACACATTTACATAGCAAAATCTTACTTTGCCAGTTACAACCTTGGTTGAATTTACTTGATTACTCATTGTCTTTTAATTTAAGTTGTTATTATTCTTTGAAATCTAGTTGTGCTTGAGCATATCCCATTGCTGGTCTCTTGTCTTCAAGCGGTACAAGAGTAGGTTTGCCTTGTGGCTTGATAACCACATCTGAGAGTATTTCCTCAAAACGCTTTTTGCCTACTAACTTCTCAATAGAAGTAATCGGTTTAAGCTTCATATTGAAAATCTCATCTTCTGAAAGTTCAGGGCAACGTGCAAAAATTGCATTAGAAGCTTGGTCTTCGTCAACCCATTTGCGTCGACTAATTCCTTCAACTAATTTAAGCCCCGGCCATTGCTTATTCTCGTTAACCGCTTTAGTTTGTGCATATTCTGTTATTGAATTAGCCCATTCTATAAGCTTAGGCACACGCTTAACTATATCAGCAATCTCATCATCGGTTAACAACTCTGGGTCTGCAAATTCATGTTGTGCAATTTCGAGTTGTTGCTCATAAAGCTTACGACACTGATTACGCACAGCACAAAATCTGCACCAATCTCCAGCATTGAGTTCTCCTTTACCTTCAAATGCAAGTTCAGCTCTTGGTCTAAGCTCCTCTTCTGCCCATTTACGGAGTTCTTCGACAGATATTTGCCAACTTGATATATTGTTAATGCGAGGCTGTATAATAGTCAATCGCACTTCCGTTATATCATACATTGTATCATATTTCTGCAAAGCTCCAAGCCCATAAAGCATAAGTTGCTTATTCCATTCAGCATATACTGGAACACCTTTTCCATATTTTAAGTCAATAACTTCCATAAGATTGTCATTGATAACAACACAGTCAGCTGTTCCAAAGCTTTCAGGCACATATTCTGTCAAATCGAGTTTCTGCTCAATTTCCATGACGGCTAACGGATTTTCAGTTTTTGCTTCAGCTAATTGTTCTGAGCAATAATCCGTATAGATAGGTACAACTTCAAGCATTTCCTCGCTGAACAGGTCATTTGCCATTATCTCTTCGAGCCTTTGGTCAAAGTCTTGCTCACTAATGCTATTAAGTGTATCTTTTCTCAGGTAAAGCTCTGAGAGCTCATGAGCTAATGTACCTTCTTCTGCATATACCGAAGACTTCTTTTCTCCGTATTCATCTTCAAGCTTGGCAGACGGAGTACAATTCAGCCATCTTCCTGCTCCAGAAGCCGAGAGGAGTGCATGACTCCTCTGACTATGTTTCTGTGGTTTAGTACTACTTGTCGCTTGAGCCATATTCTTTTATCAATTTTGCCAAATAACGGCATTGAATAGCACACTGAGCATAAAGCTCTGGATTTTCTCTGCGAAACTTCTGAGCTGCTTTTTGCAATTTCTTTGTACTTGACATAGTTACAGTGACTCTAAGAAGTTATACATTTCATCATACTTAGCCGGGTCAAGTTTTGTTACGCTTGGAGCCCCAAGTTCATTGAGTTTTTGCTTGATTACGTCACGATGCTCATTGACCTTTTTTGCAAGCATTCCGCGGACGTCCTCAATGCTCTTAGAGGCAGAAGAAGCAGCCGGAGCAGCAGGTGCTGAAGGAGCAGGCTCGGCAGCGTTCTGAGTCTGGGCAGATGCTGCAGGCTGGGAAGTAGGTTTTGCAGGAGCTGGCTTTGCTGGCGTAGTAGGAGCAGGTTTAGAAGCCGGAGCAGCAGGTGCTGAAGGAGCAATAGCATTACCAAACAATGAAGTTAAAAACTTCTGCGTATTTTCAGACAGGTTTACGCTAACCTCAACAGAAATTTTAATGGTTTCCATTTTCGTGATTTTTAATGAAGTTATCTAAATAGTTAATAAACTCGTTTACTGTCATATCTGGTACGTTTGAGAGCTTTTGGTGGATAAGCTCATTATTCTTATATATAGATACGTACACGCCTTTATAATTCAGCTTTACTTTATATTCGCCTTTCAGCATTGTTAGGCATCCATCTTCAGATGAACCTTTCCAAGTATTTGCTGAAAACAAATCAGTTACTAACACACCAATATGATTGGCCAATCGCTCTAACTGTATAACATCCAAATTGGCTTCACCCTTTAACACACGGTCAAATGCCTGTTTCGGATATTTAACAGTAGGAAATAACACTTTAGCTAAATCTTCCGTATTTAGCTTGTAGTGCTCAATTACATTACCTATATTAAATTGTTGTTCCATATTTTGGTGAATTTTATTATCTTATTTTCGATATGCAAATATACAAACTATTCTCGAAAGAAAAAAATTTTCCATTATTTTTTGAGAATTTATTTGTTAAAAATAATTAAACAGCAATTTTAGTGCGGCTTTGAAATTGCTGTAAACAAAGAAACAATAAAAACAATGCCCCTATATATTTCAAACTTAATTTCTTAATTTCCGATTAACATTAAGGTTAATAAGAAATATCGGCTTTTAATACGAAAAGATTTAATGAAATTATTGTTTCTTTGTTTACAGTATATATAAGTAATTAATTTTGAGCACTTTAGGCGTAAACAATGACTTGTTTATATTGTTTCTGTTGTTTACCGCTTTATGAAGTATTTTGCACACAGCCATATAATTACTAAGGCTATGGCAGTTATCAGGTATTCACCAATATTAATTTTTATCTTTTGCCATTTAGTAAACTGAGCTTCTACAGGGTATGCAACTTGAATTGTATCAACTTTTTCTCGCCAGAGAGTATCATGCTTTTCTATGTATTTATATAAGTATTTATATTTACTGAGATACACGGTATCGCCTTTGTGCTCTACATAGATCGAATCTCTATGATATATGCTATCAATTTTGGTCTGAGATAAGTAAGTAGTATCTCTTTTCGTTGTTTCCACGGGCACATATTGAATTGACTTACAGCCATATAATATAGTGGCTAAAAATATAAGTGTAATTATTCTCGCTAATTCTCGCATAATCTTTGAGTTTTATTTGTTATTATTCATATTTAATATAAAAACCATTCTCGTAATAATTTCTTATACACGAGAATGGTTTTTATGTACTTCAGAGGTCTTTATACTCGTACTTAGCATCAAAGCTGGGGCATGCCTTAGCTGCAAATTCTCTGTGTCCATGAATAGTAGCATTTGGGTATTTTACCTTTAAGCTTTTCAGCAATTCGAGTAAAGATTGCTTTTGAGCCTCAGTGCGCGTATCTTTAGGAGTTTTACCGTCTTTAGCAATGCCTCCTACATAGCATATTCCTATAGAATTTGCATTTTGACCTGAGCAGTGGGCTCCAACTACACTTTCATCTCTGCCTTTATGAACAGAGCCATCGAGCTCAACCACATAGTGATAACCAATATCTTTCCAATGATTACCATTCACATGCCAATCTCGTATGGTCTCAGTTTTAACATCTCGTCCTTCAGGAGTAGCAGAACAATGGACTATGATTTTATTTATTTTTCTCATTTCTTTTTGTCGTTTAAGGCGATTATTTTTGTTATTTCATTAAGTATTTCGTGGCCTTGCTCTACAGTGGCTGCTTGCACAATCTTCTTTACTATATCAGGTACATCTGCAGCATGAGCCTTTTTGCGTTTACTATTTTCCACGACAGATTTACCCTCAATATATATAACTGCAACAGTACATAGAATTGTGGCAAATGGAATTATATAGAATGATAATAAGCTTCCAAGTATATCAAACATAAGAGCAAAAAGCATTAGCCTTACATAATCGCCGATTTTTGTAATTGTTCTACGAAATCCATGCGACATCAATGCTTGGCCAAGTGCTTTTGCTGTCGTTGTTCCACTCCAGAAGTCTACGATACTGCTTAGTATCATGAAAATCCAGCAGACTAGAATAATGCCAACTCTAATAGCTATGAAAAACATCAGCCCGTCAAAGTTCTTGGCTTCAATCAGTTCTAACATACTATACAAATTTTTCCCAGTCCAACTTGATTGCTTTTCCGATTGCGTCAGCAGTCCATCTGCAGAAAATCATGCCATCATACCCATCTGGGTCATTGGCTACTTTATGAGCATACCTTAAGCATGCAGCCTCATCTTTCAGAGGATCTGGATAGAAATCTGCATAAGCCATGTTAGCCGCATAGGTAACATCACCTGTTGTCACTTTGCCAGGAATGCTCAATCCTAAGCTTTCCATAGACTTTTTGACTTGGCTTGCAGTCCAAGAATGCTGTTGACCATTAGCATTTACCATCATTTTACTTACGTGCTCTGCAAGAGCATCTGTAAAGTGATAGCCGTGCTTTTTGACATACTCAGAATATCCTTTAGCAGACATAAGAGCATTCGCTGTTTGCTCGTAAGGTAAATCGAATTTGACCTTATGCTCACCATGAGGAGTAGCTATTCTGCTTTCTACTACTACATCCTCTTCATCTTCGTGCTCCTTATCATGGTCGCACGTATGATGCTTTACTATGATACATTTTAATCTGTGTCCCATAACTTTTAGCTTTCAAATTTTTTGATGAAATTCTCCATCATTTCCTGCTGCTTTTTCATGAGTTCTTTCATTTCACCGATAGAACCTTCAATCTTGCCAAAGCGCTGCTCTGTTTCTTGCTTTTCCTTATACATAGGATTAAGTTCTGCGAGTAATGAAGGAGCTTTGTCAATGATGTTTTGAGCTTTAGAAGCAGAAGCCAAAACCTGTTCAGCATTTGCCTTTTGGGCTTCAACTTCGCTCGTCAATCCAGATTTTTCCGTTGACAGAACAAGATGCCCAGCGTAGGTAACTGAATGGCTTTCAGGAATAGCGTAAGTTGCCATTTTTCCATTGGCCTCTATAGTAACATCTACTACCATCTCTGTCTTACCGGTCTTCTGGTTCATTTCCAGTCGAGGAAATGATACCTGAGTGGCTTTGCCTTGAATAAGGCTAAATTCCTGTGTATCAAGAATGTATACAGGATAATTCTGCTTTATATCTTTGAATAACAACATATAGCTTATCTTTTTGAATTGTTAATAAAAAAAAGAGGACACTCAGAGAAGTATAAAACTTCCCAGTACCCTCAATTTCAATTAGGCCGCTGGTGCAGCTGCTGGAGTGATTGTTACTGTCAGTGAACTATATATAGCCAGACAATTAGAACTACCACAAGAAACATTAGCCAATCGTTGAGTTTGTCCCTCAGCCGATAGTACAACATTTGTAGGCAATCCGGTTTGTTCTTGGAATGCGGCCATAAACTCTTCAACAATAACCTGAGTTGTTGCTTGACAGCCACATCCTGGCGTTACTATTGTTACAGTAGCAATAACAGGCACAAAAACAGTCGTTCCATTAAAGATTGGAGTACCAGTCTTATAAGTTACAAATGCTTCAGGCTGATTTGTTGAGTTTTCGCAAATTCTACGACACAGACGTTCTTTGTAAGTTGCTAACAAAGATACTCGGTTGGGAACTTGTGCAGCGGATAATCCCACGGGTGATAAATATACTGCCATAGTAGTGCCCTCCCTTAATTAACAACCGCAGCCGTTTCCACAACCGCAGTTATTATTCCAGCCACAGCCACAATTGCCAAGCCTGTTGAAACGCTCGTTAATCAGGTTGTTCTGGCGCTCCTGAGAAAGCTCGAACTTAAGGTCCTGAATTTTCAGAGCCTGTTCGTCCTTCCAGTGGTTGTTCAGAGTGTCGATGATACGTTGAGTATTGTCCTGACCGGCACGAAGAATATCGCACTTATCTTGCTGAGCCTGGAAAGCAGTAGCTGAGAAACCTTGTGTAATTGCAAAGCCAAGATCACGCTGGCCATTGCGGAGTTCGCTAGTCTGCTGACAAGTTTGGAGCTGAACATCTGCGCGGAAATCGGCAATCTGGCGCTGAGTCTGACAGCAGCAATTCTGTAAAGCTTGAATGACATTGCAGTCACCGAGGTTAACAGCGTTGATAACGCGCTCAGCAGAGAAGCCAACCTGACCAGCAACTTGCTGGATAGCAGCCTGAACATCGCAGCAGCACTTCTGAAGAGTGTTGAAGTCAATGTTAAGAGTCTGTGCCAACTGGCTAAGAGCAAAGCCATTGCCCTGAATAGCAGACTTAATACAATCAGCATTCTGATTGTCCTGCAACTGAGTGCGGATAGCATTAAGCTGAGCCTGAGTTTCGATACCCTGGGTAGCAGCACCTGCGCCATCCCCACCAAAGCCAAAGCCTCCATTGCGGAGCAGAGCCATGAACATGAGATAAGCAAACGGATTGTTCATCTAGTTGTTCATACCTCCACCCATCATGGCGGCCATAGGGCCCCAATCGTCTCTGCGGTTATTACCTGCCAGAATGGCTGCTGCTAGAGCGTTGTCATTGTCGCCTCTGTCGCAACAATAGATTTTTTCTGTAACTTCTCCCATAATTTTGAAGAATTTAGAAATTTGTTAAACAATAAAGTTAATTATAATATTTCTTGCAAGAAATTATTTTCTAAATAATGCCACCAAAGTTATTGTTGTAAATACTGAACAATGCGTTTTTAAACTTCCGGAACGAAAAGTTTTTGCATCGCACAATCGCCACGCCGTTCGCCCTCATTCCTGCCCAAATATTGAACGCAAACATTACTACCAACGCATAAACAAAACCTTTTGTTGGGGTTAAATAACCAAATAACAGGCTAACCGTTGAAACGGCGATAATGCGCCATTGTTCCCAATTAAAAATTTTATCCATAATTATTATTTTATTATTGGTTGGAAAAAGCTTTGTAATTCTTGTATGTATATATTAGTTAAATATGTTTCTCCCATAGCTCCTCTAACTTTTTCACTAGAATAAGGATGTATTCCGTCGGGATGATAATAATCAAATAAAGATATATTCCCATTACTATCCTTTACAAAAGCCTCTCTTGTATAGCCCATATCTTGTAAATAATTAGATGTATTGGGTACTATTTGTTTAAATGTAAAATTTGTTTTTTCCCACATTCTTATTAATGGCAATCCATAATAGTTAGCAATATATTCTTGTACGGCACAAACTTCTTTACCATAATATCCAATAGCTTTTTTATTATTTTCAGGACCAACGTAATTATTAGATTCATTTTCGTGATAACCTGCTATAATAATTCTTACTTTTGGATTTGCTTCTAGTATTTTATCATAAAGGAAATTAAATGCACCAATAAATGTGTTTCTATCTCTTGATTGCATATATTCATCATTAATAGTTCCATCATTTATTTTTTCATACATTGCGCGCAAACTTCTATTAATGTCGTTCCATCCATGGTCAAATATAACAATATCGCAATTCCCTTTAGCCCCATTTAAATATGGTATTATAAGATTATCATAACCGAAGTTTAACGCTTGATATTTATATTCTTCCGACCAATTAACAATTACATCTCCAAACAACTCTTCTTTTTCTTCTTTTGTTTGTGTTAATGAAAAACATTTATATACCTCTGATTTGTCAGAAGGTGATGGTTTTTCTGCTGAATATGTAATAAATGATGCGCCGATTGCATTATTGTTTATTTTTATATTTAAACTATTACTTATTAGTTTAGGATATCCATTTCCCCACGGTGAACCTGCTGGAATAGACGTTCCTAACCAAAGAACTTCTTTCTTTTCTCCGTATTCATAATTACTTATTTTACACCAATTATACTTATTATTTGTTTTCTCATTTAAAGAACATCTAATTATTGCAATTTTCCCTCGAGGAAAAAAGTTAGAAAACATATTACCATCTACATACACCTTTATTCCTTGCACATCATAAACGCCATCGGAAAGTTTATTGCCTTTATGTATTGAGGCTGCCGCTATAATATCATATTGATCATCGCTTACAATATTTTTAATAAAGAATATTTGCCAAAACATTTCATCGTTATAAACTAATCTTATCCCCTCAACATCATCATAAGAACAAACATTATTTAAGTATATTTCTTTTAATATACTATTTATAATATAAGAATCAGACGGAACGTTTTCATAATATAAAAGTTCCTTTAGATTTGAATTATAGTTTATGCTAGTTACTTTTTTTGACAATGCAACATTATAAATAGATACATCTTCGGGTAATTTATCCCAATCATTTATTAAATATATTACCCCTAAATTTTCACCATGATATACTCCTTTGGGTATACTGCCATCTCCTACAATACTTTTTGCATCATAATTAATACTTCCATCTTCATTTTGTAGGAATATTTGTTTAAATTGAGAACCGTTTACCATTCTTATTCTTTTCACCAAATTATAATCTATATTATCAGGTAATATCATTTCGGGTATAACAGCATTTATAATTGGGTCAGATGAAACCTCAGTATATAAAGCCGGATTTTCAATTAAAAGCGGCTTTATTTCGGGATTTAAACCAGGATACAATGATGATATAATAGGAAAATTAAGTATATTACTTGCAAAATCATCATCAAAAACAACATTAAATGTATACGTACCGTCTACATAATTTTTCAATCCATTATAATTTAATGCAATTTTCCCTACTTCATTATTACTACTATCGGATATTTTAATTATTTTAGGAGGTATTTCCGAATTGTAATATCCAACACTACCTATTAAATCATCATTATAATATAAAAATACTTGTATAGTTTTCTTATTGTCTAAAAGTTTCAACAATATTTTATTTACTTCTTTTTTTTCATACAAATATATTTCCGGAAGTATTGTATTAATTATATCATTGTTAGTTGCGTAATTAGATTTTGATAAAGTATTTTTAATATTCGGATTTGCTTCAATATCAAAATTGGTTTCTCTTAAATTATATTTAACTAATGTTTCTCCATCTGCTAACAAATCCCAATTATCTATATAATATATAATTTTAGAATTTGAACCTTTATACAAACCTCTAGGTATTGTCCCATCTAGTGTTAACGAAATAGCATCAATATCATTTTTTTCTGCATCCTTTAGAAATATTTGTTTATATTGAGGACCGTTGAACAATCTTAAATATTCAACTTTAGTTATATTAGGAATTGTTTTATCACAATATAATTCTTTTACTATTTGTCTTACTTCTATGTTAATAGCTTTTTCCGTTGTAATAATGCCCGAATTATATTTATCCCAATTACCATTTTTATTTGATAATATAACAACTTCCCCTTTTAATGTAATTCCATTAAAATTAGAATATATTCCATCACTAGACGCAATATAAAAAACATTTTGGTCGGGCGTTCCCGGATTTGTTTCAGGTGTTGCAATTCCCGCAAATGCAGCATTTGCGCCAAGATTGCTAATTATGTTATTCAGCACATTTTGAAGAACTTGTCCGGTAATTTCTTGATTGCCGTTAGTCTTTATAACATCAGCAATAGCAGCTTTTAGTATTTGCCAATTAGCCATTTTTACTCTGTTTTATAGTCGTTATTGTAATCATTATTAAAATCACCTCCAGCCAATTTAGGCTCATACCCGCCTATATTAGCTATAACAGTATCAGTTTCAAATTCACATTCAACTGCAGCTAAATCTCCTTGGTCTTCCCATTCAGGCTCCATACTAAATGTTGTCAAATCGTAAGTCTGCAGTTTACTTGTAATTTGTTTGCTTTCACATAGCCTTACAATCCTAAGAGCATCACATAGATATTCAGGAGCTATGAATGTAAATTTATATATCTTTTTACTTACTTGGCTCTCTATAAATGAATAGCCCATACGCTCAGTGGCTTCTTCCTCAAAGTCGTATTCAGGCCTTCCTACTTGAGTGTCTAAATAACACTTAAACTTAAAGTTATCTGAAAAGTCTACCATGCCATTTTTCATCTCAAAGTTATAAGAATTACTATACTCAAGTAGTAAGTAATCATCAATTCTATTTGTCACTGAGAATACATCTGAATATATAATACCGAGCCCATTTATCTGAATTTGCAGATAATATAAACCTTCATGCTTTATTTCAACTATAGGAAGAATGCCAGGATATTTAAGAAGCTTAAAGCCTGTATATGACTTAAGAGTTAAGCCATTTTCTTTTATACTTGTAGAAATATCAGTATATTTGCCTGTATGAAAATTATAGATACGTGCATAGCCTATACTGCTTCCTCCAGCAAGAACTACTTGAAAAGGCAATAACATATTCTTATAGGTTATCAACGGATAAACCTGGCCAAAAGCGTAATCTTTACGATGATTTTGCAGTGCAAGATTATCGTAAAAAGGCAATGGCGATATGTTATTATTTACTAACTTCATGCTGTAAATTTAGTGATTATAAATAATATATAAAAATTTTCTAACGTATTTAACATAAGCATTATTCCGGCCTGTAAAGCAGATTTACTTTAGCCATTCTAGTGTCTAAACTGATAGATATTTCGTCTATTTTGCCGTTTCCAAATGCTGTTTTAATAAGTTCTAGTTCGTCTAGGTCTTCTTCTGTAGGAAATTCTATAGTATGTTTCATACATTTTTTTATGTCCCTCACATATAAATAATTAAGCACATTAGACTCTATTCTATAGGCTGGCACATCCCATAAATAAAAATTCTGCAAATATATCCATGAGGCATACCAATTCTGAGCTACAGCAGTATAAATGTCTTTGTTTTCATCGACAAGGCCATTTAATGTTATTATTGGCAATTCGAGAGTAGAACCATTTTTAACTGGGCATAATAGAGCAAAACCATCTTCAGAAAAATTTGAAGGATTGAATAGCATATAGTCTACATCAGATGAAAACTGACCTATATTTATTTCTTCTGTTTTATCTTTTTGAATATAGTTAGATTTAACATCAATAGTATTACCGCCAAACAAGTCTGTTACGTCATCCATCCAGGCAAATTCGTATCGCTGATTTAAGTCTGACTTATCATATTCTATTTCAGATTGAAAATAAGACGATAGTTTTTTATTAAACTGGTCTGTGAGCTTTGTAAAATCAAGCTGATAATTTGATTTGCCAGAATAACTACCACCATTCATGAAGAAATATATGTGCTCAATTTTAAATTTATTATCTTCTATATACCAATAGCATCTAAAACAGTCGCGCAGCATTTTCATAAGCTCTTCGAGTGAAGTTTCAGCTTTCTGAGCGGGCTGGTCATAATTGCCTTTTAATATATTGGTTTTTTGTGTAATATATACATAAAATCTAGCCAGACTTAATGGATTAGTATCTCCATATAAAAATTGGCTGTATTCCGCAGTTGGCTCATGTGATAGTGTAGGGTCTATTTTTTTGAGAATAGCCTTTATGGCTGCGCCAATAGAATAACTATCTTTCAATGTATATTGTTTTCTTAACCTTTCTTCAAAATATTCATAGAAACTATCATATACATACCACAATGAAGCATTTGCCCATGAATTTTTGCTAATAGGCAAAGGTCTTCCTATTCCTGCGCTACTAGGAATAAATTGGTTAGTAAAATACTGCCCATAATCATTTAAGCCATATTTTGTTGGCTCATTTACCGCTCTAGAAGTACAGAAAAACATACCACCTTTTAAGCCAATACACTTTTTATAGTTTCTATTATCAGTAACAAAATCATCAGACGGCAAATTATATGTATTCTTTGTGCCTTCGGAGTCTGTTACCGTATCTACATCACAGAGCAAACGTCTATATATTCTATATGTAAATAAATTACTTATAGTACATGAATTTTCAGCATTTTCTACATCTATTAGTTTAGCAGCATACCTTAAATGTTTATCGTTAACGTAGTCTCTATCTTCTGAAAATAGTGTTTCATCATCAATATTAACGGCTGTTTCAGACTTATATAGTACTTTATCATCTGAATTTCTTTTTATCATAATAAAGTAGCTTACATCTGTATATGGCGGCCGAGCATCAGGATTTTTCTCTAGATAGCAAGTGCAGCCATTCCAATTGTAATAATGGCCATTAGTTCCAGCGTATACTCCGTTTACACCTGCTTTATTAGAATTTTCTATATAGAACTCGTTGCCAGATTTTATGTAGGAAAAATAAAAGTGGTTTATTAGTGCGTTGTTGTCATTCACAATTTCATTGACATCGTCTTCCCAGTAAGTACCGCCAAAAAAGTTAGTTATAGAGTTAGCTCCGCGAACATAAACTTGCATAAGTGAGCGTTTGTGTAAGTTTATTTTTGATATTTCAGGAGCAAGCTTTATAAGGTCATAAGTATTTTCATACTTGTTCATAACCTCAGTATATCCATCTACAGCTGTAGTTTTAAGTTCACATTTCTTCTTATCATGGTCAAATTTACAATCAGTCTTACTAAATTCGCCTCTGTAATATTCAACCCATTTTTTGGAAGTATTATTATATTTATCTACTATAAAAATAAGTTGGTCTTCTATGCTTGATTGGCTTACAACTTCGTAGTCGCTACCGAATAAGTTTATTTTTCCATCTAGCGAAATACGGAAAAATTCTTGGCCACTTTCTTTTGCATATTTCTTATTAAGCTCTTTGTAATGAGGCTTCACTTCTACTTTATCACCATCATTCTTTGATATGTAGAATTTATATTTCGGAGGTATCATATCTTTTAGTTTTTAATTATGCGTTTAACATTTCTATGTTGCATTATAACAGTTCCATCTGGCATAGTATAATACCTTGTTTCATTCTGCTTTCTAATGCTTCGCACGTCATCCTCAATTTTAGAGAGGTCCATATTATTATTAGAATTAAGAGAAATATTTAGCTTATCAGAATTACCAAATGCATTTAAATACTTATCTTCGAATGTTCCTTTGTTGAAGCTATCTATTACATCTGGTAGTATCTTACGATATTTTCTTGTTCTTTGCTTATTAATGATAGCAAGAGCCTCACCACCTTCAGCTTTCATACGACGCTTCTTTTTATTCTCTACACCCAAATCGATGTCATTACCTGATGCATGAGAACCTCCTTCCAAGAACTCAAGACCACCTTCACCATATTCTTCTGATTGACTTGCGGTTACCTGCTTAGCTTTAACTTTCGCAACAGCAAATGAGGTCCACATCGTAGCAATAGCAGCCAATGCAAGGGCTGGGCCGACGATAGGTATTGAAGAGAATGAGCTCCATAAATTAGCAGAAGCAGTAATAAGTGAAGATGCTTGAATTACAGTATTAAGATTTTCTTGACGCTTTTGGGCAGCAGCAAGCATTTTCTGTTTTTCTTGCTGGTTTTTCTTTTCTTGTTCAAGTTCTTTTTTAGCTGTTGCTACATTGTTAGCATATCCATTATTTCTTGCTTCTACTTCTGCGTCGTAAGCACTCTGTGCAGCTTCTACTCTTTTTTCTGCAGCTTCTACAGCTTGTTCAGCCAATTCAACTTCAGCATCCATAATGGATTGAAGCTGTTCTATTACTATATTTACAGCATCCTTTAGAGCATCAATCTGGTCGTCATCAAAGCCAAGTTTCTCAAGTAAAGTACCGCCTAAACCTTTTTTGCCAATGCTCTTAATAAAATCATCAAGTTCTGACAGTTCACGGTCTATACCTTTAACAGTGGCTTTAGCAGCATCAATCTGAGCTTGACTCCAATCTAGTCCACCAGCTTCTGCTAAGCGTATTTGTTCTTGCCATCTAGCTTTTTCTTGTTCAAGCTTAAATCGAGTTATCTCAGTTTCACTGCGTTTAACTTCATTAAATACAGCTTCATCAAGGGCTTGTTGTTCATCAAAGCTGGTCATTTGGAATGACCCTTTAGTTTGAGCTGCAGACTTATCAAACTGTGCATTTATTACAGATGTACTTACTTGCTGTTCTGCGGGTTTAGCAGCATTTTGTGCTAAAGCTAATTGTCTACGTACTTCATTTTGCTGAAGTAGCAGATTAAGTTCATCTTCACTGCCTTTTTTAACAAGCTCAAGCTGATTTTCAATATCGCGCTCTCTTGCATCTAAGATTTTCTGGTCATACTCACTCCACAGCTCAAGTTTTTTCTTGTTGAGCTCAATAAGTATTTCTTCTTCAGAACGAGCTTGGTCATCTCCAGCTGCAAGTAACTTTTTATTAGTATCAAGAATAAGAGCATATTCAATATCAAGATTCTCTTCCATAAGCCTACGCTCTTCTACTAACGAAGCCTCCATCTGAGATGCATCACGAGTAACTATTACATTAGTAGTAACCGTAGATTCTTGATTTTGAACAGCTTGAGTAGCAGTACTAGTATCTGTTGGATTAATGGTATTACGCTGTGTTTGCAAAGAAGCAACTTTTTGCTCATTTTGTATCTGCTGTAACTGTAAATCTAAAGCACGTAAGTTATTAGCAATAGTTTCAGTTATAAGCTTTTGCTGATTATCTATTTGCTTCTTTTGACTTTCAGTAAGTTCTTTATATTTTCCATCTACGTTAGCAACATATTCTTCATTAAGACGATACATTTCGCGCAGCTTATTATTCTCATTTTGAACTTGGTCTGCTGCTTCTTTACGTCTTTTAGCATACTCATCTTTTAGTAGTTCAGTTACGCTTTCCTCATATTTCTTTTGAATTGTAATATCATTCCTATTTATAGTATTCGTAAGGTCACGAGGGTCTCTGCCATCACCAGCAGTTCTTGCTTTACCAAACAAGCCTAAAGCTTTAACTAATTCATCCGCCGCTGTATTATACCCATCTGCTAAATCAAAAAATGCATCGCCTTCTTTTTCTAAGGCATCACGTTCTCTTCTTAAAGAAGCTATATTTTCTTCTCTTTGTTGATTACGCCTTTTTGCTAAATTAGTTTCAAGCGATAAATCAGCATCTGGCCCAAAAGTACTCGCACCAAGAGCACTAAAATAGTCAGATGTAGTTTCAAGAAATGTAGAAGGCTGTTGCTCTTTTAATAAAGCCTCTTCGTTTTTCTGTAAAGCCTCTTCATACTTTTGCGATGCCAATGA